CATTACCTTTGTACATTTTAGTTGGATGTGCTACAATAAAAGTTAATACATCATACTTTTTACAAAATGCTTCAATCTTAGCTAGGTAATCCATAGTATAACGGTTTACATCATCTGAGTGTGCGTTTGTATCTCTAATCTTATTAAACGGATCTAGTACTAAACATTTAATACCTTTACGTTTTACAAGCTCAGCACCTTTACGTAGTACAGCTTCTAGGTTGTATTTATCCATGTCAATAAAGTAATAGTTATCATTAACATGATTAGA